ACCTCGGATTTTCTGCCCTCTATTCCGAGGGGCACGACCATATCCTTTCCGGAATGAACCCGAATTATGTCTATTCATGCCGGGATCTGCCGGTTTTCATCAGGAACTGTCGTCTCTCCGATGATATTGCCCACCGCTTCCATGACCGGAACTGGGACCAGTATCCTCTCACCGCTGGGAAATTTGCAGGCTGGATTGCAAAAAGCCCGGGGGATTGTATCCATATCTCTCTTGATGCCGGTATTTTTTCCGGAAACGGGAGAGATGCCTCATCATTTGAGGAGTTCTTCTGCGGTCTGCCTGATGCGTTGCATTCCGAAGCTGTCAGGACTGTGCTACCGGAATCAGTGCTTCGGAATCCACCAAAAAGAGAACTGTTGCTGGAAGATCTCGGGTGCTGCCTGGCCGACACGGTCTGCGCCCTGACCGGGATTCAGAATATGCTCCAGCAATCGGCGTTCTGGTGTCTTGAGGCAGGAGGAGCCCTGATCACCGATAAAGAGCCGTGGCGACGGCTCCAGAGTACCGATCATTTTGCCCGTATGGCAGGCAGGTCAGGGTCCTGCGGCAGGCCGACGGCACGTTACACCAGCAGGGAGGCCTATGACTATTTTGCCGCTTACCTGCGGGGTATTGCCTTCTATGAGGAGGCCTGTCTTCCACAGCAGCGATCCCGCCTCGCCGCAAGGGCTCTCCGGTGCCTTCCTCCCGATAGGGCTTTCCATTTTTATTCCCCGGAACGGTATACCGGGTATTCGGCCCACAGTCTGACGGAATTCTCCCGGCTCCTCGAATTTGTTCCCGATGAGGTCTTTTTGTTCCACCAGGAACGCGGTGATTTCTCCCGTTGGATTACTGATGTGCTCGGGGACAGTGCACTTGCCAGGGACATGGAGCAGTGCACCCAGGCTGGTGAGGCAGCGGAACTGGTGATGAGGAGAGTCCGGGAGCCTAACAATACTAAGACTACATGGATACCCATTAGGTATATTACAATTTTCACTTTCAAGCGTCAATGCGCGCAATAATAACTTATCACTATTAAATGCTTCAATTGGGGATTTCATCCCATTCGCATGGGCATGGAATCTATGTTTGTGGTAAGTATCCGAAACATGATAACCTAAATTTGAATTTATCAATTTATCATTTGATAGCATCGACAAAGCATTTATTTGCTGCATACAATAGTAAATTGGAAGATTTCTATATGGAAAACCAGTTTGACGATAATATGAAAATGCCGCAGAAATTATTTGGTCTTTGGAAAAAACTTTACCACTTATAGACGTATCTGAAAAATCGTCTTCACTTTCTACTTGATCTACGCCATTAACACCATTTTCCATACTATTCAAAAACGCCGCTATATCATCGTATTCCATCGACACTGGCGGCATATCAACATTTTGCAAATTTCTCAAAATATCTGCATAGGCTTCTTCATCATAAATTTTTGCAATGTCGTACATGCTCATGTCACCGCCCAAAAGTCCGATGCTGTTGGAGTCTAAAAGGTAGGCTTGCGCTTCGGCTTCGTTGATCGCATCGACGCCAGTGATAATCGGCATGACCCATTTGCCAGTTTCCTTGTGTCTTGCCAGTCCGCGCGGCAATTCATATTTTCCGTCTCTCTCCATTTCATACAAGGCTTCGATGCGTCCGTTTCCCGCCGCGATGCCGATATTCTTATCTGCTTTCACATGCTCTTGATAGCCATATCGTTTTAAGGATTGAATAAGTGCACCCATATCATGCTTCTTTGGATTTTTTTCATATATAAGTTTATAGGCATTCTCTACCGTCATCCAAACGGTATTTGACGAATCATTTTTCTCAAGCGATTCATCAGCGATAGTTTCAAACTTGCCGTTTTCCATGCCTTAATTTTATCATTTTAAACAAAAAAAGCAAGGAATTTTTTCCTTGCATTATTTAAAAATTTCGAGTTGGCTCTTCTCTTCCGGCTTCGTTTCCATCGTGACAACAAGCTCCGGCTCTTTTCTCTTCTCGAATCTTGCCAGCACAACATCAATCTTTGCTTGGAACTCATCGAACGTGAGTTGGTCAACCACTCTCACGCACGGCCAGCTCCAAGCCAATCCATAGCCGTTGCCGGTCACGCAAGTTTCTCCATTGTCAAGCGTGACAACGTTGTCGGGCGCAAAGCCGGTTTGGTGCAAGAAGCATGATACGACAATTTTTGCTTTCAGTTTTTCGTCAAGCATGGTTTTAAAAAAATCTCGGCTCATGATCGTGGACATGCGCCGAGTTTATCGTGAAAGAGCCGCCGTCATAGGGGACGGCGCTTTGTGGGGGTTTTCACAAATTCCTAAAATGCTCAACATTCTCTTGCATAATCCGAATAATTGACTTATAGGCTTCCGACCTGTCTCCATTCCGGCAAAACTTATCAATTACCGCCGCTGTCGCATCTTTCACCGCCATCATTGGCGTCGATCTCTTCAAGACGTGCTTGATCACCTGCAATATCTCTGAGACTTGCTTCGTCTCATCACCTTGCAACTCCATCGCGGCACGCATGGCAAGTGCAGCACGAACCGCCGGCGAAGTCATGTCCAATTTTTCATCAACAAATTTAACCATTTTTTTCCAGCAAGCTCCTTTGATAAAATCGCCTGAATTTTCTGTTGTTTTTTGTGTAATACATTTTTTCTTTTTCCAGAACTAATAATCTTGTCGCGACGTCCCACGCTCGCTTTATTTCTTGCAATTCTGCAAGATCAGCGCCGCGTCCACGCAAATCACTGATGATCTCATCAAACGTTCTATTTCTATAAAACACTCCGCTTGCAATAAGAATCTTTTTCGCTTCTTTAGGGAATACCAGCCAAAAACCATAATTGTCTTGCGGATCTTCCATCAAATGTTCAAAACTCCTTTCTGAATAAGCTGGTCATGAATCAATTTAGAATCTTCATTTTTTGTTTTCAAAATTTCCCAATCTTCGATCATCTTCAACATCTGCAACTTAACGTCAACTTTTGCCGCCTGCCGCGCCGTAAATTTCATTAACTCAAGTTCATCTTGCGTTAATATTCCAAGCTGCACGAGCAATTCATCTGATTTTCCTGTGTCGCGCCAAAGCCCATCGAAGAGTAGGTGATGACCAGTACAAAGCGCGATTCCGTTTTTTATATCCCAACGATAGCGATGGTTCTGCCGGCGAATAATGTGCGCTGCCTGCAATCCTTGCGGCACTTTCCACTCGCCTTTTTCATTGCTGTAAAGGCGAAACATGCTTCCACATTTCATTCGCGCCATCGCTATTGACTCGAATCGGCAACGCAAGCCGTCGCGCAACTTTATATAAAGGCTCCAGCATTCATCCAAATCTCGCGTGAGTTTTTTTCTGTCTTTATTTCTGACGAAATTCATTTCGATCAATATTTAACTTATTTTTCAAAGCACATTTACTTGCTTCGTGACTGTCACGCAATGGCTCTATGTAGCCATCAAAATGAACAGCCTCGTAAGTTTCATAATCAGCATTCCATCTAATATTTTTTATCTTTTTCATATCAAATTAAAATTTTCAACTTCACCATAACCTGAAAATTCAAATTCACAATAATCTGCCACGGTATACGCATTTTCGTCATGCTCATGCAATCCTTCCCATCCGCAGCACTCGCAAGCATCGTTGAACATGCCGCTGCCCTTGTAAAATGTTACGTGCGAGCAATGCGGGCAGTCTATCAACAAAACTTCATTCGGATCGTATAACTCGAAATCTTCAAGGCGGAAATGAATGTCATAGACTTGATTGCATTCGTTCATGATATTTGCTCGTGGATTTAGTCAAGTTCTGATTCGCTGATGTCATAATCAACCACATCATAATCCATGCTCGCATCGTCTGCAATCTCTTCATCATGTCCGTTTACTCTTGAAAAAAGATCATTCTTTTCGCCATACCAGGGATTTTTCAAGGTGTCTTCGATGTTGACGATACTTTGACGAAAATATGTCGGCTTCAATTCAGATGCAATTACTTTTCTACCGAATTGCAATGCGGCACATGCCGTTGTCCCGACTCCAGAATATGGCTCAAGAATAATGTCGTCAGGATTTGAATAAAGCGTAAGAAGCCTTTCAACAATATCTATACTAAACGGGCAGACATGCTTCTCTTCTTCGTTCTCGCGAGCTTCTTTGTAAGGCAACAATCTTCCTAACCGAATGTCATCCCAAATCGGATCCGCGTATCGCCGCCAAATCCAATGCGAAAGATAATTTTTCTTTTGATCACCAGTATAATTTTTGAATTTTGTTACTAAATGTGCTGGCGGTTTCTTTGAACCAGCATAGTGTTTCAATCCATTGGGATGACTTATCTTCTCAAGATTTTCTCCGCCCTTCCTGAAAACCAAAATATAATCAGGGCCGGCGACGCGAGACTTGCTTGAATCGTCAACGAGAGTCTTGTGCATCAACGACCGCATCCGCGTCCGGCGAGCCAAGTCCCAAGGGTCTTTTCTAATAGTAATGCGAAAAAAGAAATTCCAGCCGCATTCCTTGCAAATACGAACTATATCGCCAGGGAAATCGTTTTGATACATGGAGCCTTTTTTCAAATCCATGCAATGAATTGCCATTTCACGACCTGTTTTCGTGAGACGCAAAATTTCATCGACCGTATATTTTAATTGTGCAATTCCCTCTTCATAATTAACGCAATTGCTTCCGTCACGCCGATCATTTGAGTAACAATATAATTCAGGAAATGGAGGAGAAAAGAGAGAAAATCCAATCGTCTCACTTTTCAAATCCTTCAAAACTTCCATGCAATCCGCATTATATACTGCGTAACGATCTGATATTTTTTTGTCTATGATTGGCATTTAATTTTCTCCATAAAATTTATGAAAAACTCTTGTTTGTTGATATTTCAAATCCATGCTGGCAACTCCATAGGCATTAAATGATTTTCAGGTATGATTAATTTTTCGCTGTTGTTCATCTCTCTTACGAGCATTTCAAACATCTTCTCAGCTTGCAGTTGTTTCTTTTTCAAATTGGCGGTAACTCCGGCCTCGCCTGGACTTGTTACGATAATTATTCTCACCGACCCGATTCTGCCGAAACGCCATGATCTTCTGATCGATTGATAATATTGCTCGAAACTGTGACTTGGCATCATGATTTGCAAACCGACATGCTGCCAATTCAGTCCCCATCCGGCTATTTTTTGCTTGGTAATGAGTCGTTTGATTTTTCCGGTTGAGAATGCTTCGAGTTTCTCTTCCTTCTCTTCGTCAGAATGTCTGCCAGCAACCTCGATGCTATCGGGTATCAGTTTTTCAAGTAATTCGCCCTCGGGATTGTAGTGACACCAAATAACTACGTTTTCGTTCGGATTTTGTAATACAAGTTCAGCAATTTTTTCACAACGTTGCCGTAAAGTTCGCTTGCGCTCTTCCCTTTGCTCTCGCAACGTTCGCGCGATTCTCGGAAACAATTCCCCTTCCGGAACATACTCATGATCAATGACGATCTGCTCTTCGATCAACGGCGGTAAGATGAATCCGTCATCTTTGAAATTTCCTAAGTCGCTTGGCTTCCGGGCCGCCCTCGCCCACGAGCACACCCAACGCCAAAACGGTATCTCGGAATGAGCACGGAAAAAATACTTTGCCCTGTTCCAGAAATCACCATCCTTGAAAAGATCGTGTCGCTTTTTATCACTCGACCTGAAAAATTGATCGAGCATTTCACTTTGTGTCATAACTCCAAGAGCTTCCGAATGCGTTCCCAATTCAATAAAATCATTTGGTGCCGCTGTTGCCGTTCCCATAAGACGGTATTTATGTTTGCTCATGAAACGAGTGATCTGCTTCCGGCGTTTTCCCTCGAAAGCCTTTAATGAACTGGACTCGTCTACGACCACGCCAACAAAATCGCTTGGATTGAAATAATGTATTCTTTCGGTGTTGGTTATTATTATTTTCTCGCCGTTGAATTTCCCGTCCTTCGATACCTTCGTCTCTACCCCAAACTTGTCGCCTTCTCTCTTCATCTGTTCACCGACCGCAAGCGGACAAACGATCAACACCGGCTTGTTCTCTTTAATGACAACGTTCTGCGCGAACGTCAATTCCAGGACCGATTTTCCCAAACCACAATCCAGAAAGTTAGCGTCACGCAAATTCATCAAATTCCATTCGGTGCAATATTTCTGGAAATCAAAAGCTTTTTCTGGCATCCACAATGACTTGAATCCATCGCCGCCGTGAACCTGCATCTTATTGGCGATGAACTCATGGTAAGGTATTTGAAGTTTTCCGTTGGTTGCGCTCATGACAATTTTCTTTTGTTGTTACATCAGTTCATCAAACGCCGACGCCTGGCACTCGACTTTCTCGTTTCCACTCAAGCTCTCTCCGCAAAGACCACAGAAAACTTCGAGAGTCAACTCAGCGCCATAGTAAGTTTTCATGTACCGTGTACTTTTGATCGGCTTGCCGTGCCGGTCTTTTGTCTCAACGCGGGAAAAGCCTTCTCCAGTGATCTCATTCAATTCCAACTCTCCAAAGTAGAAATCTTTCTCTTTGCATTCATGCTCGAACTCGATTTCAACATCTTCATTAGCTTCCTTCAACTCTTCGCCGCAGTCCGCGCACTTCAAGACGATGCGCACCGATGCGGTTGCCGTGAATTTATTTTCTTCATCGCCTTCGCTGATCGCGCTTTCGTCTATTTCGACTTCAGGCTCATCATACGAGACGAATTTGTTACAGTTTGGACAACGCATATTATTTAATTCCTAAATATTTTTTGATCACTGCTTTCGTGTCAGCCGCGAAATCTGACCGTAGCATCCACTGCAAATAGTCACGATGATTCTCAATCAGCTCATCTTTGTGCCCGCCAAAATTGAACACGATCTTGCCGTCGCTGTTCGTCTTGAACTTTCCGGAGAAGTCCAGCAACGGCTTGTCATAATTTGAATACAACGCCAATGCCGCGACGTCATCACCAATGTCTGCATATCTCTCAACCTGTGCCAACAGCACGCTTGCCGCTGCGTCCGCATCTGCCATAGCGTGGTGAGCATTATCAAGTTTAATGTTGCAATAAAATTGCAATGCCCATTCGAGATTTCTTGACTCTTTACGCCGCGCGATGTTACAAGAATCAATGAAATGAGTGTTATGGTAATCCCAAACAATTCCCGCCCGCAAAAACTCATTGTAAAGCAGCGGCATGTCAAAGTTCAAAATATTATAGCCTGCAATATCGCTACCGTCGATCATTTCCATAACAGTTTTAGCAAGCTTTGCGAACGTAGGCGCATCCTTCACCATCTCGTCTGTAATGCCGTGCTTTTCAGTCGCTTCTTTTGGAATCGGAATTGTCGGGTTGACCAACGATGACCAAACATCTGAGAAACCGTTTGGAAGTATTCTCTTAATTCCGATTTGTACGATGCGATCTTTGTTCACGTCGAGGCCTGTGGTCTCGAAATCTATATTGATGAGCGGTCTTTCAAGTTTTAGTTTCATGATTTTTTGATCTTTGTTTTTTTAATTTAATTGGAGTCGATTCAATATCTTTCATTCGGTTCCAGACGATTGCTTGGCTCATCCACAAATGTACTTCTGCTTTCATTGCTTTACCCCCACCATCCAAAAGCGCTGAATGTATTCTTACTGATGCAATCTCTGTCAATTCGTCAAACGATAAATTCTCATAAATAAAAATCCCCGCAGCATCAAACAACTTTTGTCACGAGTTGCAAGGCTACTGCGGGGAAAATCAATCTCTGAATTTGTTACCATGCAACTCGTGACAAAAATAATTTACAAAACTATTTCACAAAAAGCAAATGTTTATTTTAAAAACCTCTCGATTATTTTCTGCAACCTTTGGAGTGATGCGATTTGCTCATTGATGTCACTGGTTGTCTGCGCGGTCTTGACCAATTGCAGCATGACTTCAAGCCGTGCGCGGTTCATTGGCACGTTAAAATTTGCATCAAACAAAGCGGGCAGTTCGGTTTTGTTATTTTCTACGAGTTCTTTGATCATTTGATTTTTATTCCAGCCGCTTCAAGTTTTTTCTTATCAGCATTGATTTGCTTTATGTATTCAGAATTAGCAGCTTTACAATTTTCGCATTCACAGCTTTCTGCACCTGCAAGATTCCATACAATTTTCTCAATAGCTGTTTTTACTTTTTGGCATGGATAATCATTCTTGTTTTGTTCGTACCATTGCTCAAACGTCATGAGTTTCATTGGTTCACCTAAACTTTAAATCAACGGCGCCGACGTGGGCTTGGGGATTCGCCGGCGCCGTTATTGTGGTTATGCGGGGATTGCCTTCGTAAAAATTTCTTGCTATTCTCTTCAAAACTTCATCAATGAAATAATTCCGTGCTTGCTCAATATGCCAACACCGCGCGCGCTCTCCGTTCATCTTCTGCGCCACAACTCTTTTTCTGAAATCGAAATCTTGGCAACCGCAAAAGCCATTGTAACCGTACTCCTCAAGGTCAACCAAGTGCATCAAGTTTTCCACCGTCCGGCTTTGGACATTGAAACGAAACGGCTCGCCGACTATTGGCTTGACTACGGCCGCTTTCGGTTGCCTGGAATTTCGATTTCGTGCTTTGTGATCATCTTTATCAATAAACGGAAGCATTATTCAAAATCCTTCGCGGCAAAGCTTATCTGTCCATCCCATTTATTCTGAATGGACGGTTCTGCTAAACTTATGCTACCTTGAAACGATTTCTTTGCAAGCCGGTTCATTAACTTCGCCGCGGCAATGCTGTCGATCACAAACACGTCCTGTACCGCTGTAAACTTCGCACCTGACTGATCGATGATTATTCCGGCGATATGTATTCTGCCTTGAAAAAACTTATATTGAGCCGAACAGAACAAGGAAACCTTGTCGCCGAGCGATACGGACAGACGGTGAGAATTTGGCTTGATCGTCAAATTTATAACTTGGTTCTTTTGCATCTTTACTCCAATTTTATCTCTTTTGATTTTGTGAAATACTCTCCAGCTTTTACTTTTCCTTCATCACTCACGTACCAATTTTTTGTATCAACGTTGGTATCGAATTGAAACCAACGCCAACCTGGAATGCCGAGCGGATTTTCCCATCCGCCTTTTGCGAGGATCAGTGCAATGATGGATTCTGATTTGCTTTTGTCGGTTTCAACTTTTTTCTTCTGACTTCGGCTCAAACACTTTTCCTATTTTCTCACTGAGAAGCGTCAACTTAACATAGTAAAAAACTCCGTTCATCTCGAACTTTTTTACGCCGCTGAAACAACCGTGCTGGGTTGCTTTCAATTCGACTTCGATTGTAGGAGTTTTTTCCTTGCCGATGAAGGCGCATTCTGCTTTCATTTGATCAAACTAAACATTATATCCAATGCTTTTTTTCGTGATTGACTTTTTAAAAAATCATGAAAGTCTTTATCCATACTCACATTATGTGCTGGATGTACACCATAATAATCTCTATACAAAAAATAAGCCCATCTTGGATTTTGTCCAACAGCAGTAGCACCGGCAATCAACTTTGAATACAACTTATCTTTGTCATCTTGCGTCGCGTTTTTCAATCGTTCCTTTTTTATCTTGCTCATTAACTCCAAATTTCCATCAACCGTCATTACGTTTGATTTTCTTTTCGGCTCCAATCCACATTTAGGGCATTTATAAACTCCAACGTCTTTCAAAAAACCACACTGCGGACATTCTTTTGGAAGTTTTTCTTTTTCTATTGCTTTCTTGCTATCTTTTTTCTTTCCGTCATCAAGATGATCCGGAACATACCAAGATGGCATTCCCAATCTTTTACAATTGCCGGCATGATCGAGAATGATTGCTTTTTCCTTTCCTTCCGATGGCCTAAGAACCCTGCCAAGAGCCTGTATGTGATAATTTACGCTTTTCGTCGGACGCCCAACGATTATCGCTTCGCAATTCGGCATATCAAAACCTCGACTCAACATGTCAACCGAAGCCATGACCATCACGCCATTTTTTTTGAATCGTTCAAGCCTATATTTTATGTCATCTCTATTAAGATAGCAATGGATGAAATCAGCTTTGATTCCATTTTCATTAAATTCTCTCGCGATATTCTCAGCGTGCGGAATGTTCACTGCCATGACCATCGTTTTTTTACCATTTATCAATTTATGATAATGCTCGATCATGTCACCGATGAGCTTCTTTTTATCCGTTCTCTCGGCTAACTGCGTTTTATTATAATCGCCAGCAACCGTCTTTACTCCGACAAGGTCTGGCTCGTATTTCGTTGGACCATAAACATCATAATCAACAAGAAATTTTTGTTTAATCAATTCATCCATTGTTATGCCAGTTACAAGACCATCCCAATACTTTCCGAGTCCCTTTGTGTACGGCGTAGCCGTCAATCCTATCCAATATCCGTTTTCCCACTCATCCATCTTTTTTAATAATGATTCATATATGAGGTGGGCCTCATCTACGATGGTTAAATCAAACGGCTCAACATCTCTTCTTGCCAGTGTTTGCGCCGTCATTATTTGAAAAGGATAATGCGGTTTGTAAAGTTGATTGTTGGCTTGCATGATACTGAAATCTGTTATGCCAGCATCATAACACATTTGCGCAAATTGTTCAGCAAGAATTATCCTGTCAACACAAAACGCCACTCGTTTTCCTTTTGACAATGCACCCTTTACAATCTCTATTGCCACAGCCGACTTTCCTCCTCCCGTGCTGAGTGCCATTATAACTTTTCTCCATCCTATCGACATCTTTTCACGAACTTTATTAAAAAGATCAACTTGATATTCACGCAGCATGATGCAATCTCCTGTTGTCTAACCGTTAAAATGCTTTCTCATAATTCCAATTCCAATCGTTCTCAATCTTCTGTCACTAACTGGCGGGTCACAGCAAGTACGATTTATCTCAAACAAATATTGCCAAAAAGAATTTTCATCCCCTCCCACGTGACGCACAATCTTCCCTGCCCAATGACAAAGAAAATCGTTGCGCGTCCCGTCCGGAGCCGTCTCTTGCGGCATTGAAAACTTGCCGTTTTTTCTGTTGTCTCTTCCATCGAAATATTCATACAAATTTCTCGCCGTTTTATATTTGTCAAAAATTCTTTCAAGTTTTTTTTGTACTTCCTTTATGGGCTGTTCATTGCATACAACTCCTGTCATTGAAGTTGGCCGCGCGTGGGAATAAATCTCTACTGGCAAAATATTTTCATTTTTCTTCGGATGCTTTAAAGCTTCTTTTATTTTTCCCCTTACGATTATTCTCACGCCTTTTCCGCTTGGTGAAAATTCTGAATAACTATCAAAATAATCTATCGTTTTTTGCGCGAAGTCATTCAACAAAAAATCATTCGCAACGCTATCAAGGTCTATCATGCTAAACGGGTCAAGAGTCTCGTTCAGCATAAACTCTATTCCGTTCATCCCGAACCTTTCCCAGTGCTGCATCATTTCCCACGGCAACCACATGCGCGGCTTATTTGATTTTGCCGCCTTGTGCCGTAACATGGGAATTTTACGAGCTTTCTTATCATCGGCTTCTTTGAATGCCTTCCAAAACACCCATTGCCGATATACCTTCATTTCATCCGGTATACCGTCAAGATTCGGTATGAGATAGCCGTCTTTGAACATGGCATGTCAGAATGGTAAATCATTCCTCGTTTCTTCTTGCTGGCTTTGTGACGGTGCTTCTGCATCTGTCGGAGCTGGCGGTTCGCTCTTGCCCGCTCCCTTGCCGCCGCCGAGAAAGATTAACTCATTCACAACAATCTCAGTCGTGTACCGTTTCACCTTATCCTTGTCTTCCCACGATCTCGTTTTCAATCTGCCGGCAACGTAAATCTGGTTGCCTTTCTTGCAATATTCTCCGACCACCTCGGCAAGCTTGTTCCACACTACCAGCCGAGTCCATTCAGTTTCTTCATGCTTCGTTCCGTCTTTTCCTGTCCAATTGTTATTTGTGGCTATGCTCATGGTCGCCACGGCTGCACCGCTCGGTGTGTATTTTAATTCTGCATCACCGCCGAGATAACCGATCAATTCGCAGCGATTAAGGCTTTTTGACATTGCTCATTCCTTTTCAAAATTTTTGCATTAAACTCATCGAACGATTTTTTGCTTGTATACTCGTACAACATCTTAAACGAAACCAGTAAACTCTTTCCACTCAGGCGCATCCTGTTTATTTTCTCTGCGCACCTGCCGCACAATGCAATCGTGTCGAGAATATCGGCATTTTGTTTTTCTTCTTCATACAGGTTTATCGTGTTTACTTGATTTTCAAGCATCGACCAACTGCAAACCTGGCAAAGATATTTTCTCCCGCTTGTTTTCGCTGGTTCGGCTTCTTGAATATCTTTGACTTGTTCGTCTGTCTTATATTCATTTAGCACTCTGTCAACAAATGTTATTACGTTCTTTGCAGATTCACTCTTACCGTCCCATTTTCCATAATACTTTGGGCCGATGTACCGCGTTTCAGAATGAAAGCTCATCTGTCCTATGCCGTGAAGATCGACATACAAGACCCAGCTATGTTTCTCCTGCCTATAGTCTTTTTTCCATCCCCATGTGATTTCATATTTGTCGGCGCAGTTCGTCAGCACATTGCAGAGCTTTTCAAGCGAGTCGTTTTTTCTATCATAAGACATTGAACGATAGCTGCCCTTGCCGCTTATGCCGCCGCGGTAAACCTTCGCCCGCTCCGAGGTCTTGCACGCCCTGAAGAGATAGACAGCTATTTCACCTATGCTGCCGAGTTTGAATAGTCGCTTGTATAATCCTGTGGTTGCTTCGCCATTAGAGCCTTCGTATATTTCCCTTACGCTCATCTCTGCGATATTTTTGTGTATAACTTTAGCCTTGCTGTATGGTTTTCGGTTTCGCAAGCGATGTTTGTCGCGTGGTTCAGTGTCCCAGAAGTCTTTGTTCCATCTTGCGTGGGCGTTGGTTCTTTTCAGTATTTGCATGTTTATTCTTTCTTTTCGGTTATATTAAGTTTATATTTTAAATACTCAATTCCTGCCTTGCCGAAAAAGTTTTGTTAATGTGATGATCGTATCGTCATGATCTATTTTATTAAACAGGACAGTATCGTAGTTGTCAAGCAATGTCGTTGTTTAAAGGACTTTCCCCCTCTATATGACACAGGCAAAAGCCTGGCTACTTGACCTTAACGTAGGGAACCCGATTATACTGGTCAAACATTCCCTGCCGCAATCGGCTACGGTCTTTCGCGTAGTGGGGTTAGGTTTGGGGGCCAACTTGTAGTTCATCTTGGATTGAAGCAACCTTGAGCATCTCTGCTCACTTGGTTGTTTTTCACTGCCTTTATTTCTGTCTTGTGAGATCAGAACGAGTGCTCTGCACCAAGAATCACCTCATCGGTAGAACGTATAACCTAAGAAAATTACGAAACGCCACCAGCAAATAACCCGTGGGGAGTTGCACCTTGAAAGGATCCATTCGGAGTGGCTAAATCTTCTCAGCCATGCTGTTGATCAGCTTCGAACAGCACGGAAGTCTGTGTTTAAAACGGAGTAAACTCATCAACGTTTTAACTTCGGCGATACATTGCCAGGCCGTAGACTCTGCTTGCCCATTCGGTGAAACAAGTCCGAATCCGTTAGGCTGCTCAAGGCGCTGTTGACGCCTTCACAACGTAGACACCACTTTTGCGGTCTCATGACGCCGCGAGTAGCGGTCTGTACACCCACACCCATGTCCGCCAAAATGAGTCCCGACGCTGTTGACGTAAGGTCTGATGACGGCCCCGCAACGTGCCAGCAATGAGAACACTCGGCACTGAAATTACTGTCCCTACGCAGATTCCATCGGCACCTCGTTGTCTTGGTGAACAACAAAGAAAGTCGAAACGCACTTGTCCGGATGATCAAGCAAGTATTCGACTCTTGCCAGCCAATAGTCGTGTGTATGATCATCTTCGGCTATAATTTTTGCTTCAATGTCATGCCGTCCGTATTCGATTCCTCTGTAGTAAATTAAATCAGCAAGCTTTTTGTGTTTGGTGGGAACAACTACTTTTCCAACTATGTCAGGATCAGACAAAATATTGATTGCAGCTATTAGCGAATCTCTACGGGCAAAATCACTTGTTTGATAATCCCAATATCCCGCGCGTTCGAGAAACTTTCCGTTGCGGTTGATTATGATGTGTGCCCATGCCGTCTTTGTTCCAGCCACGTAGATTCCCATGTTTTCGCGCGGCAATGCCTTATTTATCGGAATTGAACCGAGAGCAACGCTTGGCTCTTGCTCTTTTCCATAGTGAAGGATTGCTTGACTTTTCATCAGTCCCATAATGATCTTTTTTGCATTTCAAGCGTATAAATAACAAGACCTCGTTATGGCATGTCAAGCATGTCTGTCTGGTCTGCAACGGCTGAGACTCTCATTCAATTTTGTTCTCAGCCGTTTTTATTTCAAGCAATGCTCCGCCTATTCTTTCAATCCAATGCTTTTGTGCAATTTTTTTACCTTCAGCAATAGAACTACAACTCGATCTATCTTCATCGTGATACTCATCAAAGCAATATCCCCAATAACATTCATTATATTCGTAATCTTCTTGATCAATATTTTGTGTTACGAAATATCTTCCAAATGGAGTTGATGCTGTAAAACTTTTTTCAAGTTCATTTGTGCTTTCAATCCATTCGAGCGGTTTTATTTTGTAAATTTTTTTAATCATAAAATTAAAAAGCCTTTTCCTACACTCAGGCTCCAGACTCCGCAGCCCAACTATGAAGGCCAAGCAACAAAACTCTACCAATCGGAAAGTCGGATCGTTACACATTTTATAGTCAAATGTTTTTTAAAAATTGAATGCCCTTTTCTATAACTCGTTACACATTTGCCATAAAATGTTTCCTGCCTAACGAGGCGTCTTGCAGACAGACACTCAACTGGCCAAGCGTAAGTTCTCGCGTAACTCGCGATACGGCGTAATTTTCGAGATTCAAACTCGCGTTCAAATCCCGATCATGCGTCTCGCCACAGACGCAGTTTATGATCCGATCACTCAAACTCAAATTCTCGTTCAATGCTCCAGTCTTGTGGCACAATTTGCTTGACGGAAAGAATCTGTCGGCGGTCACGAGATTGCAGGCGTTCCATTTTGATTTGTACTCAAGCTGGCGCCTTATCTCATGAAACCCGATGTCAGAGATGGCGCGCGAGAGTTTGTCATTTGCCATCATGCCTTTGACGTTCAAGTCCTCAATGCCGATTAACGAAAAGTTATTCACGATATGGCTTGTGATCTTGTGCGTGAAGTCTCGGCGGATGTTGGCAATTCTCCAGTGCAATTTCGCCAATCTGACAGCCGACTTCATGCGATTGCTTCCACCGATTTTCTTTCTTGAGTGACTTCGCGACAATCGCTTTAGTCGTTTCAAATTTTCCCGCAATGGTTTCGGAGCCGAGAACTTTTCGCCATTGGAAAGCGTCACCGCCGAGATGATGCCGAGGTCAACCCCGACTGCCGCTTGGTTCTCGCGGACAATCGGAGCGATCTCGGTCTCAACCGTGAATGACACATGCCAGATATTTCCAGTCTCGCATGAAACTATTGCTCGCAAAAATTTCCCCTTGCGTCTTGGAGAATGCGCTAATCGCAATCCCTTCATCTTTGGTAAATCTACTTTCAAGCCGTCAATTTTAATAGTCTCTTCACCGTTGTCAAGCCTTGCGCTTTGCTTGCCTTTTCTTTTTTTGAACTGCGGATACTTTCCTTGCTTTTTGAAAAATCTGTCGAAAGCATCGCCAAGATTCAAGACAGCTTCTTGAACAACTCGTTTCGGCAAATCATACATCCACGGAAAATATTCCCGCTTGATCTCGTTCAAGCCACGATTGAGCATTCCGGCGTTTGGCTTCTGTCCGTCGCGATAGAGCGTTTGCCACATCTCAAGTGCCCAGTTGTAGGCGAATCGTGATGCACCAATGGCTTGACGAAGCGTTTGCTCTTGCTGCTTGTTCGGATAGACTCTAATTTTTTCGCCGAGAATGATCTTCATGTAAATAAAAAACCCTTATGATTTTGACGCAAGGCACTGGTGGGCTTTGGCGAGCCGATCCGCAAACAACGGAAAAGGGCACCAACGCCTTACGTCTAAACCACAAGGGTTTAAATTGATACATCCGTTGTTTGCTTATTTCAAGACCGCGTTTTACCTTTCGCGGTCACGGCCACTTTCGTGTCATTGTCTTGGCGCCGATATTGGCGCTTTTGCAATATAAGAAATTTTGTAACGAAAAGCAAACACTTTTCATGGCGATTTCTCCTTTGTCTGCAACGGCTGAAAGATTCATTGAACTGTGCTTTCAGCCGTTTTATTTTTCCATCATATCAATTGAAGGCTCTTTGAACACTCCTTCAATCAAACGACCTAATTGCTTCTCTGTGAATGGCGGAATGCAAATTTCCATCGCAGCACGGCGGATAATAAATTCAATAATTTCATGGTCAACTTTCAATTCCTGCAAGGTAAAGCCGAACCATCGCAATGTTGAATTTCTCCAGCCTTTAGGAATAAAAGCTCTGCTATCATCTGGCAATTCTGGTTTCCATTCCAGAGATTCGAGTTTTTCCTTCATGGCTTTGAATCTTGTTCGTGGTTTTATTTTTTGGACGGTGGGTTTTGATACGTGGGGCTTGACGCTTATTGTTGATGACTTTTTTGCATCAATTATCTTAAAAATATTTTCAGCAGTAATTTCCATAAAAATTCTTTCTGGATTTGTTTGATTAAAACAAAAATCCCCTTTCAAGGCCGAGGCCTCAGCATCCCTAAACATGCGAGAATGTAAACATGCTTGGGGAGGCTCAGACCCTGAAAGGGGACTTCAGTTTAAAGCTTTCCCACATTACTGCTTTTACATTCTCTATCTTTCTACTTGCTATTTTTCAACTCCGCGTTCGCCACGCGCGGTCAACCTTCAACGCCAGTCCTGGAAACTCAAAAAATCTGAGTCAAGATTTTTTGAAGCAAGTTCGTTTCAATCCAGTATCTCGGCGTCAAAGATCAATCAACTGCAATCAATATAGCAAATTTCCAACAGAATTGCAAGAGATTTTTTCATTATGTTGCTGCAATAAAATTCTAAGGCATTTCTTGCAATCTACTTTTGCATTTTTCTTTGTTACGTGCTTAATCGAATCAAATACCAGTCCGCAATGAGCAATAAACACATTGTCTATTTTTTCAAAAAATTTATGGGTTCTAAATTTTTTCATAAGATTCTCCTATTAAATTTTTTATGTGATTGGCGCAAATCCAAAATCTTCTGCGTTCGGTTTATCTTTTTTTCCAAGTCCCCACTCGGCAACCTCGTGTAAATACGCCTGCAAATCATTGTTGCAACGATTGTATTTGTTGATCGTCTCAAGTGTTGCTCGCGCGTTTTTCAATGCTATCCTAAAATTGGCATAGTCCAACGCTGCCGGATGGCTGATGTCGAACGCTTCGGCAAACAAGGCATCAAGCCGACGTTCCGATTCTTCCATAGTGAACTTCATGTTGGCTTGATTTTCGTATGTCGATTCAGTCATAACAAAGCACATAAAATTTAATCAACCGTCCAGCATCTCCACCCGCTTCCGGCCCCGAGCTTTCGCAAGGGTCTCTCTGCGGTGGGGCAGAGAAGCCGGACGGTTTTATTTCTTTTTGAAAACTGCATCGAAAATGTTTCCACCCGCCGGAATTTTCAACTCCCGCTCTGGCGGCTTCGTTTTTCCGTTGCCTGAAATCTTGTTTTTCGTTGGTTTGTTATTCGGCGGAGTCTGATTTTTCTTTGCAAGCTGTCGCTGCTTGTGCGCTTCCTGCTTTGCCAACCTAATTCGTCGCGCCGCTTCTTCTTGCGCTTCCATGTGCTCTTTGACCATCTCGGCGAACACCTTCTGCGCAATGTCCCTATTCTCAGATTTCGCCAGTTGCGGCCACGGCGAGCCTTTAAAAATTTTGCTCATCTGCGTGGCGCGCCATTCCGTGATGGGAACTATTGCGCCGAGCTTGAAACTTTCGTTGATCTGTTCTTCGGTAAACATCACCTTAGAGCCGTAATCAGTTTGTATGAGCCAAGCTTGTTTTTCTTCGTCAAACTTTATCACGATGGCGTTGCCGATCTTCTCGCCGTCGCGGGTTTTCAATGTGACATTTGGCTCAATTTTATCTGCAAATATTTTGTCCAAATTATCTCTTTCAAAAAATCCCGCGCGACCGGATTCGCCGCCGAGTGCTTGGGGATGAACACTGGCTGCACGCGCGGGAAAGATTATCCTTCCACCTATTGTAGAGCCTTTTTCCGCTTTTCAACCGCATCCGCCAGCATCCCGCAGCCGAGCATCCGCAAATCAGTCATGAACTCAGCAAAATAAGCATGATCAAGCAATCCCCTGTCTTGGCAGTTTTGTGCGAATCTTTCCGCGCCGCCGCCGTTGAAGCCTGTTATTAAGTTGGCAACCAACGCCTTGTTCCAGTTGACTCCAATCAATGCCTGCTCAAGCAGGTATTCGGTGAGCGTGACTTTTATGACGTTTTTGTTTTCCATCTTTGATATTTTTCATTACCTTGATTGCTTTTACGGCTTTTTCCGGCGGCATTAAATTCAGCATACTAAAACCGGCCGCATTTGCCGCTAATTCGATCAAGGCGTAACTTTCGTTGCTGGGTGGTTTGGTTTTTTTCATAATACTATTTCGTTTAAAAATCGCAAGCTCGGCTGGACGGACGCTGCGTTCCGGCTCTGATTTCGGCATTGCTCATTCGTGGTTTCCTGGATTGAAAATGAGAATCGAACTCACCACCACGACGCACTTTTTGCCCGCATTTCAGGCGGCTTATGCGAAAGCCCGCGTGTCTTCGTTTTTCCACGCCGCAGCCGAGACTTGCGATCACGTTTCTATTTCAGGTGAATATTCAGATTTATTTTTGTTGTAAGTCCATGCAACAGCCTCGTGTGCGGTTTGCACATCATAAGGAACGCGAAGAAAATAATCCTTAAATTCACCGTTTGGCTCAGGCGTGCTGTTGATAACTTTGACCATCACCAACGGTTCATCATTTGATAATTCTTTTCTATAAAGAACTCCAAATTCATCGCGATGAATTTCTTTTGCACCCGAATCGACTAAATATTTTTGTTGTCCATATAAATCAATCATCACACGGCGTACTTCCATGTTTTTTTCTTTTTCGATTCGGTTCACCGTTATGGATTTTTTGTTTTCAATCAAATCCGATGAGATTCTCACTCCATGGACAGCATAAATTGACCATCCATCTGGATACATTACGGCTGGACCTATGATTGAATGTAATCTCCCGCGTTCATCACGATTTAAAATGCTGTGCCTTTCAGAGACCCAGCAAATATTTTTGTGAGGCAAAAACCATCCTGAATTTTTTGCCAATTCAATCAGTCCCGAAGCTTTATTTGTCTCGTTTTTCAATCCGCAAACATTTCTAAAATATTCATAAAATCCCAACCAATTTGCATCATGCTGTCCATATACCGAAGCCCCGACCGAAGCCCCGACCGAATCCCAGACCGAATCCCCGACCGAATCCACGACCGAATCCCAGACCGAAGCCCAGACCGAATCCCCGACCGAAGCCCCGACCGAATCCCAGACCGAAGCACCGACCGAATCCACGACCGAAGCCATGACCGAATCCCTGACCGAAGCCCCGACCGAAGCCCAGACCGAATCCCCGACCGAATCCACGACCGAATCCCAGACCGAAGCCCAGACCGAATCCCCGACCGAAGCCCCGACCGAATCCCAGACCGAAGCCCTGACCGAAGCCCCGACCGAATCCCCGACCGAATCCCAGACCGAATCCCCGACCGAATCCACGACCGAATCCCAGACCGAAGCCCAGACCGAATCCCCGACCGAAGCCCCGACCGAATCCCAGACCGAAGCCCTGACCGAAGCCCCGACCGAATCCCAGACCGAAGCCCAGACCGAATCCCAGACCGAAGCCATATTTTTTTTGTCAAGGATTATTGCTCTTGTCAATCCTTGCGACAATGGAGAACCACACCAAATTATTTTTTGTGGTGATTTCAATCCAGCACATTGATAAGATTGAATTATTGCTTTCTCAGCTTCAATTCGATTCGCTGGTTCTGTGCAAAGTCCTATCTTTATCCATTTGTCGCGATATACAAGAAGCAATGTTTCTTGTTCTTGAGTGAGTTTTTCGATTTTCATTTCAGTCTGCAACATTTCTTATCGCTTCTGGAGTATATTCGCGTTGGTGCGTGTAAAAAAATACTCCTTTTGGAAGTTTAATTTCGGAATGTTCTTGATGTTTCAGATAGCCAGTGCATGGTAAGTTATAAACGATCTCCCCGCGTTCGTTTACAAACATCTCAACGCTCAACTCCGGTCTGTCCAAAACGATTTCATGGCAATGTCCGGTAACTTCACCGTGCGCCACGATTGGATCGTTTGATTTTAATTTGAATCCATCTGGAATTTTCTCAATGGATTCAAGCATCACATCGCCTTGTCTGATCTGCATAGATTTTTTCCTTTCAGTTTAATTTTTCTTCATCATATTCATCACCGCCCGCCGCGCCTTACTCTCAAATTTGCGCAACGTGGCAATGTCTTTCACTTCATATCTGTGAATTTGTATTTCTCGCACAGTTTCAGCATGGCTTCAACTTCCTCGCAAAACGGTTGTAGAAATTTGTCGAATGCACTCATGAATTTTTCTTCACGTTCGACCGTCCAAATCACGGACGGAATGTTTTGCTCATCAGTATACAAAACATAATCCCACTTTTCAAGTCCGGTGATCCACATGCCGGCTTGCATCTGTATCATGTGATCACCTGGTGGTTTGCCGTCAATGAGATACTTGACTATGGTTTGACGCAAAGGGCATTTTATTTCCATCCCTCTGTCTTCCCAAAGTCCATCAGGAGAGCATGCCCATTTACGCCATTTGTTTTGGAACACGACACCGACTTGGGTGACAGTCCTTCCGGTCCTGAGTTCGTACCATCGCCGTGCTTCATCTTCAAGAATCGTTCCTCGTTCCATTGCCGCCGAAACATAATGCTCTTGCGTCGTTTCAGTCATGCGTTCGGCGACAAGCTCGTGAATGTAGGTTTCTCTTCGTTCACCTTTTCGCTCTTGGCAAGTAGGAGTTACAATATCAGAGAATCTTGACGCCGTTGGTATTCCCATACGTTCAGCAAACCAAGTAGCATCGCGCTGGTCACATTTTATGATGATCATTGTTTCTTTTTCTTGAGAATGGCGATAGCTTCATCGTATTTCGATGCCGGAAATGATTTAAGTTCTGCACACTTTCCCCACGACAAAAATCTTTGTAACTCTGAGCCGGTGCTCTCGATTAAACTTTCAATTTCTTTAACTTGATCTTCTGTGATGACCGCTGGAGCTTCTTTGCCGTCATTGTCAATGTCCGCCGTCACCAAACCCAATGCCGCGCAAAGCGTATAGCGCTCAAGATAACTCACGGAACTGGCGCGCGCCTGAATTTCATTCTTTGCCCCGGTATTGTCGGGCGGCGCTGTCATTGTGGTCTCTTCGCTATGCCCAGCAACATGAGTGACAATGCAAGTGACGGATAATCCTGTTTCTGTGTTGTCTATTTTGAAACGATATGAAAGTCCGCATTGCCGCAACGGTTCTTTTATGACTGCGGCAATATGTCCGATTGGAGCAAAATGATATTTTACCCTTCCTTTTGATGTTGAAAAATCAACCGGATTTATTCTGTCCAATCGTGGAGCAATATTTTGAAACAAACTAAACGCATCGTAAAAAGCTTTCTTCGCATCTTGCGCCAATTGGTCTTTGTGCAGCGCGACAAGACGTTCTAATGTCTCAATCGGGAAGTCCTTCCCTTGCTGCACCGCGAGTTTGAGCAATTCAATCGGTGAACCGCCAATGTTTTCAGGTTGCGCTTCCACAACAGATGGTTGCCGTTTGACAAGAGCTTTTACTACTTTTCCGTTTTTGCTTCTCATAATGCAAATTCCTTATAATTTTTACTGCGAACACTTTTACGCTTGATTTTGACTGGTTTACTTTTCATCTGCTTCCCAATAAATTCTCTCAAGTTCATCTTTACTCATGCCGAGCACTTCCAGTAAAATGGACAATGCCGCGCGGAGAATTTTGGATTTTCTTTCCTTCGGCTGTGGATTTGTTTTCATTGTTTAGGTTCGCTTCTTTTAATCCAGTCCGCAAGTTGGCTGCGGCGGATGCGGCAAGAATATGGTCCAGGCTGAAATCCAGTCGAAATGATCACATCGATACTTCCAGCATTCTCATACCACCACGCCTTGCCGCCGACTTTTTTGAAATCTTTATCAACGGATGCGGCTTTTGGTTTGCGACTGATTTTTCCTTTTGTTTTCATGATTTCAATTAAAAAAAAATATAAGCAAGTGTAGGCGTTGCTGTTGATAGCAGCTATCTGCTTTTGGACGCATCGTTTAATCCGCTCAGGTCTCGAGTTTATGATAGCGAATGTTGTGAAAAATTCACTCACGCAATCTTTACAGCAGGGTATCAATCCTGCATCTCGCACGCTTTGCGACCCGTCTGACCCTTTGCAGCAGACGGACTCACTCGCTTATTTTTACTATAAAATAAAAATGCCTTTATGGTGTCCCTGCGCTTCACCGTTGAAGTGATTAACAGACCACAAAGGCAAAACGGTAAAACTCAGGGACAAAACAAATATACAAAAAGATTTTCAAAAAAGCAAACTGTATTTAACAAAACAAATGTGCTCGGCGGGTGTTGGGGCGTCTATGATTTTCATTATTTCTCTACAACGCGATATATCGCAGAAGGCCGAGAATCACTCGGCTTGTCTCTCCACCCGCGATGATGAGTCGCGTTTACGGCTTTGATGATCTGCGAAACTTTTATTCTGCGCCGTTGCCAGATACTTGCTTGCGCCGAGAAGTCGGCAGGCTATTGGGCTGACGGCGCGGATGGTTACAACTTCTTCGCCAGCACGGACTCCTTGTAAAACCGAATGCCGGCGACTTCAACTTTTCCGGCGAGAGATTTCAAGCCGGTTGTGTTGATTTCAATGAAGGCTTGCAAAGTCTGATTTTCCGCCGCTGCCTTCACGAATGTAGCCTTGTCAATTATCTCGACTTTCCACACTTCACGGCTCGAAAGTCCGGTCGTTTTCGGTGGAGCCGCAACCGGCACATACACCTCAGCAGGCTTCACGGCTTCGGCCTTTTCACGGTATTGCTCGGCTCTTGCTTCGTTGCCGAGCGTATCGTTTCTTTTGGCCTGTGCGAGAATTTTTTTTCGTTCTTCTGCGGCTTTCGCTTCGGCTTCGGAACGAAGTTGAGTTTCTTTATCACGCCGGATACGCTCCTGTTCTTGCGTCCAAGCAAGCATCTTACGCTTGATCAAAGTTTCAATTGCGTCGAGTTTGTCTGTAAAGAATTTCTCGCGGGCAACGATTGCCTTCCACGCTTCATTCGCTTTCCTTTTCGGTTCGGCGAAAAACTCAATGACTTGTTTTCGGCGCGACTTGATCTCGCCGAGTGACGCATCTGCCGCAGTGAACTGCTCGGCGGTGTTGATGGTCAACTGCGCGAAGGCTTGCAGTTCATCCACATTGACTTGTGGGGTAAGAGCTAATTCTTGCATGGTTTTTTCTCCAAGACTTCCGTGTGTTTGTATTCATTTCCGCACTGCCAGCACTTCGCTTCATTCCATACTGGCAATTCTTTTATCACTTCCAGTGGACGAAACATCAGATTCAACGTTCCGCATTCGGGGCATTTTGTTTTTCCGTAGGTGTTCATGATTTTTTGTTAGTCAGTGTACAACCCCATCTTGTGTTTTCTTTAAAAGCTTGCTGTGCTAATTCAAAAAATTTTCCAGCATAAACATCTTTATAATCGCAAACAACCGTGAATACACCTTTTTCATATTCAATCCAGTCATCACCAATTTTGAATTTTACAATTGAATCATCTTTCAACCACTTAGTATTTGTATCAAATCTGATAGCTTTATCTACTATTAGCTTAGTACCTTTTGAATAATAGGCGATTTCTTATTTCATCCAGGTTCTAAATTTTTCGAGTTCCATTTTATCTTACTCTTTTTAAAGTCGGCGGCGTGCTTCGGCATATTCTCCAGAATTATCAACTGGCAATCGCCTAAACGAGTTTGCTTGCCATGACAAAACATTCTTACGAGCACCCGCGGCGCGCCAGTCCCGACACATTCAAAAGCCACCCGCCTTCGCCGTGGTAGGCGTAAGGAAGGATTGTGTTGTATTCAAAAAGGCGGGTGGCTGGTTTTAATCTTCCATGCTCTGACACCGCGCAAATTCCGTCATCAAGTCCGCCCGCTAGTCGTGCGCAATATCATCGGCGAGACGAATCTTTTTCGGACGGAGCGTGATCGGATCGAAGAAATCAAGAATCTCTTTGGCTTTCGCAAAGCGGATTCTGATTCTGACGTTTTGAGAAATTTGTTGCGGTATCATTAATTTTTAATCTGAAAATTTATTTCAGAGATTTCGATAAGTACCTGCCGCAACTTCTCAAGCGACTTGAGCACCGTCACGGCGCCGAGTTTGTTTTCATTCACGAGACGCTTGTAAAGCTCAGTCATCTCAGTTTCCGACATGCCCAATCCTTGCTTGAGATTTTCGGAAAGTTCTTTTGTGTAAGTGTTAATCATAAATTCATTTGGTTTTCGCGGCGCCCCGCTTCTTCCGTAGGCGAAGCGCCGCACGTCTATGTGAATACAACCTTGTTTTCAAGGGACACAGCGCGCGAAACCGTGTCCCTTTCTTTGGGGTGAATGTCCCGCCAGGATGCGCGGGATGGGTAGCTATTCTTCCGCGACCGGAAGTCTATTTCTATCCGGTCGCGATCTTTGTGCGCGGGATGGGCGCAAGTTCTATTGAGTCGGGAAGCGTCCATGCGCTTCACATTCAAAAAGTGAATACGCTTGTTTACTCAAAAGCTTACTTGCAGACTTTTTACTTTTTGCAAGCACGTGTCGGGCTTCGGTGATTTCGTCGTCGGTGCCTGGCGACGGCATCCATTCCATCCCACTGCTGTGAGCGCGATCGCGCTCGGCAGCTAAGTAACTCAAAGAGCGGATGGCTTGCTTCTGATTCATGTTCAATCTCCTTTGGTTATGCCTAAAAGTATTGCAAGCCCAATGCCAAGATTTTTAGTGTGCATTTACAAGGGTTTGCAAATACGTCAAAATAAGTTTAGTGTACATTTTACACGATTTTTCGATTTACTTTTTAAACATTTTCTTTTATATCATTGTTTAGTGTGCATTTAGATGCAAATTAGCTTAGTGTACATTTTACATTGATTTTTAGAGCATTCTGACTCTTGCTAAATTCAAATCATTGTTTAGTGTGCATTTACAAGAAAACAAGTTTAGTGTACATTTTACATTATTCAACCAAAATGATCTTGCTTTTTTGGTGACTTTCACCTGAAGTATAAGTCAAACGATTCTTTTTCTTTAAATATTGAAGCGCCCGGCGTGCAGAATCTCGGTTGATTTTTCTCCGGCGCGTATCCATTGCTTTTGCAAGGGAAACATAGCTAAAATAGGCTACGCCATTTTCAGATTGTTTTTTAATGACTTCTAACGCTCTTTTCTGGAGCGGAGTCAACTTGTTTGGGTCTAGGGTTCTCATACTATAATGAAAATGCAATACAAATGCCAATCTTGTTTTAGTGTGCATTTTGGCATTATGTTTGCAATACATTTAATCAGAAACCAAACAGGAGATTGAAAAGATGATCACGAAAGAACAAGTTGACGCGGCATACGAAAAGGCTTATGGCATACCGAAAGTTTGCCAGTGCCAAACCAAAAGAAACATCGTGATCAACGGTGTTCATTGCTGTTCCGAGTGCTATGATAATTTCCTTGCTGCTGAAAAAGTGGCCGACAAGCTTAGGCTCGAACGCGGCAAAGAGCATGGTCGCAAGTATTGGGCGGAACGTGGCATCAAGGTCGGCGCGAAAGTCAAAGCCACGATCAACAGCCTGTTCGGACTTGGCAGCACGGAGGTTGAAGGAATTGCGAAAGTCGGATTGCATGGAGCTTATGTCAGCGCGCCGACGTATCGCAAAAATCAAAAGCTTGATCCGAGTTACTTCAAACTTGCGTGATTGAAATGACAACTATCATAAAAACCGTCAGCGACTTCAAGCGCTTGGTCGGCGCGTCCGACTTCTCCGTGACATTCCGCAAGGCTAACGGCCAGTTCCGCAAGGCCGCGCGCGCCAACGTTGCAGAAGTAAAAACGTTGGTGAAGGGCAACGGCAACGAGGCCGCCGCCGAGACGCGCCAGGACAAGGGCATTGTGGTCTATCTCGACCGCGATGCCGGCGGCATACGCAGTTTCGTTTTGGACACGATCATCAAGTTGATCGTGAACGAAGTGGAATACAATTTCGTTTAATAGGAGTCAATCATGGATTTTCTTACAACAATTCTCACAGAGCAAACCTGCGGCGATGCTTGCTGGCATGCCAAAGAAGATGTTTGCAGGTGCTCTTGTGGTGGGAAAAATCATGGTTGCTTGCGGACGGCTAACGGTGAGCAACCCATCCGCACGGCAAAGATCGACGGTGAAAGATACAAATTAGTTGCAGTAGGAAATCGTTCAGATTTGTGCAAAACTGGAATAAAAATAAATCAAGCCGCAGGTTATAAACAATTAGACAAGCCGTATTATTCTGAATCTCTTAACGAATATACGCAATATTATTATTGTTGGTCACTTACAGACGCCGGAGCGCCGGCGCGTTTAAAAAGTGCAACTAAATCACAAATTGAAAAATGGCCAGAGCTTGCGGCGTTTCGCGAAAAGTTTGATGCGTATTTACTTTGGCAACGCGAAACAATGCCGGAGAAATTATCTCAATTGCGTGTCGATAGTAATGGACTTCCGCTTAAAGACCAAACTCCGCCACTTCATTATTAGCTTCTCACCCGCGCCGCTGGTCAGCATTGCCGGCGGCGCAATTCAGCAGCGTGACGGCAGGCCGTTAATAAGGACGGCTCCGGATCGTTCCCGGCACTGCGGCGAACCAACTAAAAAAGGAGATTGAAAAATGTCAAATCAAAAATTGATAGAAAAGCTTTCAGAAGCTCAAGATAAAATCCTTGAGGCTATTGAAACGCTGAAGTTCGTTGCCAAACAACACAAACTTACGCGAAATTGGGCAGAAGCTTATATCATTTCGCATTTATTGACGGTAACGACTTCTGAACATGAATACCTTGACTCCAGTAACAATATTGATGATTGGATCAAGAGTATTCAAGAAGATGAAGAAGAATAAAGAGAAAATTTTAATCATGTCAGACCCCAACAACATGCCGACCGTTGCGATTGAGCCTTGCGATAAACCGCTGGCCGGCTATCCGCTGCAACGCAAGAAAGTGCGTTGTGACAATTCCTGCGTGATTAACTCCATCGTCGGGGAAGATCACGCTTATTGCAAGTGTGCTTGCCATGTTGGAACATTGCCAGCAATCCCGCCGTCACGCGAACGGCGCCCGTTTGATACCGATTCGCTCCGCAATGCCAATCTGTATCTCGCCGAGGCCAAGCGTTATCATGACCTCGGGCAGTATCAAAATCAGTTCCGCGCTTGTCAAGTGGCGGAAGAGTATCTTGACGAGATTGACAAATAACAACTCCGCTCCCGCCCCCAAGTCCAGGCGCAAATAAAATATGCCGATGTGACGCGGCGGGAGCGGAAAACTCCAAAAGGCAATATTATGAACACCTTGAAACTCTCTAAAGACGGCCTGACCGTCATTGATGAAAGAACCGGCTTGACGTATCAGCAATCCGGATCGGCAAATTACATGAACTATGCTGAAGCCGAAGAATATGTTCGCGAGTTGAATACGAAACGTTTCGCCGGTTACAACGACTGGCGTTTGCCGACGCGAGACGAGGCGATGTCGATTCTGCTATTACAGCCAGTCAATAATTTTTATGCTGATCCGGTGTTTGACCGCCAACAAACGTGGATTTGGACGGCTGATAAAGAAAGCGCGGGGCGGGCGTGGTGTGTCGATTTCCACGTTGGTTATTGTGGCCACGTCGTCATTGGCGGCAACTGGTTAGTCCGTGCAGTGCGTTCGGGACAATCGGCTCTTTGATTCTTTGTCTTTTTTGATCATTTCATTCCGCGTCCGGCTCCTGCCTGTTCAATCTCCTTGCCGGGCGCGGGATGCTTAACTTGAAAACAAATTATGAATACTCATACTTATAGCAAATCCTACATTGAAGCCAAAGGTAGAGTTGGTTTTAACAACAGGATCATTGTCGAATGCTGTCCGTATTGTGGCAAGCAACACGTTCACAATCTGATAACAAACGACAAACTTATTCGGCAATCAAATTGCAAACCTGGTGGTGAATACAAAATAATTTTGAATAAATCATGAATTTTTACGAACAAAAACGCCAAGCCCGCATTGACCGACTCCGCAACGCTGCCAAACGTGCAAGCCAAGAATCGGATGCTTTAAGCAAACAGGCGCATCAAATGGCCAGCGTCATTCCGTTCGGGGAACCGATCCACGTCGGACACCATTCGGAGAGACGCGATCGCAATTATCGCGGACGCATTCAACATAAATTTGAGAAGTCGTTCGAGGCACAGAAGAAAGCCGAAGAGCTTGCTGGCCGAGCCATTGCCGCCGAGAACAACACGGCGATTTCGAGCGACGACCCCGAAGCCGTGACGAAGCTGAGAGAAAAGCTTGCTGAACTCGAAAAACAGCAAAAGCACATGAAGGACGTGAACGCGGCCCATAAACGATTCTTAAAAAATCCCGCAAGCCTTGACAAGTCCGACTTGCCTGAAGATGACAAGGCGATGATCAAAACTTACCAGCCGCGCTACTCGTGGGAACCACATCCGTACCCGCCCTATGCGATGACCAATAATAGCGCTACGATTCGCGCAACAAAGCAACGCATCGAGCAGCTTCTCGAAAAGGAAAAAGAAGTTGATAAGGAATATATGCTCGGAGAGATTCGCGTCCATGAGAATGTCGAAGAAAATCGGCTCCAGCTTTTCTTTTCCGGAAAGCCGAGCGAAGAAATCCGCAGTCTATTGAAGTCAAGCGGGTTTCACTGGGCTAATTATAACAAGGCTTGGCAGCGGCAACTCAACAACGCCGCGCGGTGGACGCTGGAAAGCATAAAAGACAAATTGCACACGGTGTGAACCCGCATCCGTCCCGCCACTGCGGAATACGGCGGGATGGACGCGAAACCATGAAATCAAAATGAAAACCCACGTCAAAGACCTTCTCGGAAAAGACATTGCCGGAACTATCGCCCAGGTAACGCGGCAAGAGCACATTGACTTCGGCATTGCCCCGGAGCGTGTCCGCGTGCTGAAGCAAGTCAAACGCAAGAAAGAAAAAAATGATTGGTTCGTCATGCTGTATTGGGAACCAGATACAAGCGGAGTCGGCAGTGAGCATTTCGACTGCGGATTCTCCGGCATGCTGGAGACGAGCGAAGAGTGCCGGAATTGGACAATCGAAATAATTAACTAATTGGAGTAAATCATGGAAACCGTAAAACTGAAAAACGGAACCTATGAATTGAAACCTTTTGTTATCGTTTATTTCAATTCAATAAAAATGTTGTTGGAAAAAAATCCGATAGCATTTTACGAATTAACCATGAAGGCGCGAAACAGCGATCATCAATTTTTCGAAAATGCAAAAGACGTACTTGAAAGTTTTAAATTAGTTCAATCAGACGGTCATATTCATCAGTCAATTGTAAATGTCATTCTTTCTGCGGTTGAAGGTGACATGCTTGATATGAAACTTGTTTCGCCATTTGCTTAAAAATCATTTGCTTTTTTGATCACTATGCGTTATATTATTCTTAACAAATCGTTCTGCCGCGAAGCAAGCGGCAAGTCAAAATCAAATGTACTCGTAGCGTTTGGTTTTGATTTCATAAGACACGGATCGAGTAACAAGAAAGCTTAGGAGAGACCCTCGGCTGTCTTGACATATTTACTCGACCGTATGTTAAGGCAAAACGAGGCCGAGGACCCTCCTAAGCTTTTTTATTTTAGCTATTGCCTGATCACATGCGAGTGCTACCGCCTCCAGGTAACGCCGGGCCGACCAATAGCATAGCTGTCTTGCCGGGTGATTTCGTCGGGGTGCGATTCCCTAACAGAGTCATCTGCCTTGACATGAGAAATGTTTTATGTTATTGATTTCAAAACGGTAGAAAAAAATACGCGCCCCCTACGTGAAAAGACGAATGGTTTTATTCATACGGTGTTTGATGCACATCGGGTAGACCGTGCACCGTCTGAGTCTAAGTAACCGCAAAAAGCGACGGCTGGCTCCTTACACCGCTTGTTTTTTGTGCCCAGATGGAAACGAACTCAATTCGTTTTCGTCTGGGGCGCACTACGCTCCGGCTTCACCATACCCGCTTGTATATGTAATGATTGCAAGCAACAAATTGACAAGACAAACGAAATGAAACGAAACAACAGACAACCAACACAAGAGAAATTCACCGGCTCACGCTTCATCAGCAACATTCGAGCCAAATCAGGGCGGCGGGACACGATTGTTGCTTGACGGCGGACACGTTGTTATTTTGGATGTTGCTCCTCAAGAATTTCTGAAAGATTTCAAGATGAATCTGCGAAAATAAAAACCCGCAACGGCTAACCGCTGCGGGTCATGTGGCATAAAAATAAGAAAGGAAAATAAACATGGGTTTCATTCATAAAACAGATTCAAAGATATTCGGTATTGAATCTCGAAGAGAGTCCGTCATAGTTTGGGAGAAAGGTGAAGGAAAAGCAAAGCATGTGTTTCTTCCTAAAACTTACAAAAACGATGTTCGTGACGAAATAGTACAAGGGCTGCTTAAAAAAGCAGGGAACCTTTATGCACAGGGCAATGAAAAAGATGCAAGGGCTTATAAGAACATTGCAGAACAAATAAAAAAGACAAATTTCATTGATACTGAAAATACTAGTTTTGAAATCAGCAAGGAATGGTTAAAAGACCTTTGCCAATTTGTTTTGACAAATCAAAAAAAACTTGAGATGACATTATAAAAAACCCCGCAATGATTTCTTGTTGCGGGGTTCGTGTGGCATCAACCGGATAGGCTATGAACTATTCAGTTGATTAGATTTTTCCTACCGCAAACTTTCCCACCCTCCGGTGATAAACCAAAATGCCAATAACAGAATGATTGCCCATAACAATCCCGCCATCGGTGAATCAGTTTTTTTCTCTTCTGCTTGTTGCTGCGATTGCGGTGTTGGAATTACGACCGGAACCATAATCGTCGTGTAATTTTGCGGCAATGTTTGTGGGGTTTCGTTCATTTTTCATCCCTTCAAAAAATTTTGGTGTCGAGCAATTTTGCTTTGGATTGATCAACGTCAGAATAGTTTCGAGTTGCATCTTCAACTTTTTTTTCTGTTTTTGAAAGCAGTTTCCAAAACTTCCTGCCAGTCGCGCGCGTCCGAGTAGGCTTCCAACGCCTTGATCAACTCGTCTGTCTCTTTGGTTCGCGCGAAAGCGCTCTTTTCTAAGTGCAGCACCACATCCACCGCAGCGACGAAAAGCCGCTTGCCATTCTTGTTGGTTTTTTTCATCTAACATTTCCTGCAGCGGATTCGGCCAGTGCAGACGAATTTCCATCCTCCGGATTTGGCAAGGCCGAACCGCTGAGGCCGGTGTTAGATTTATTTTGATTCATCTTTTTCATTTATCTTTGCTCACTTCTTGGCATCGTGCCGCATTTTTGTTTTTATCAATCTTGCCAGACTTTCAAGCATGTAGGAAAATTTAATCAGGTTTTCGCCATTATCGTTTCCAGCATTTTTCAAAACATTATTTATTTCTTTTTTAACTATTTTCTTCATATCTATTCTCAATTCAACGCAATCATTGTACCCCGATCCTCCAAGCCAAACTATCAACATATTTTCGTCTATAGAAATAGCTGTATCGGTTCTATCGGCTATTGTTATACAGCGCTTAGTTACGCTTGCTTTTATAAATTCCTCAAAATCATATTCAAAAGTATAATTTATCTTTTCGCATTGTTTAATAAATTTCTTTATCATCAATCTTATGTTTTTATTTTTTTCAATCATGGCATGAATTTTGTTAAAATTTTTTCCACGCTTATATACGCATGGTAATTATTGAGTATCACTTTAAATAAATAACCGATACTTATTTTTTTGAATTTTCCGCCATGTTCACACCTGGCTTTTAGACAAAACGGACAAATCAGGTCATCATGCGAGTCTTTCTTCGGAATTATAGCAAGAAACCCGCAGCATTCGCATTCAATTGCTTTTATGAAAGTCATTTAAATCCCAACAACTCGTTTGGCGTCGTTTTCAAAATCTCGCATAGTTTCACCAACATCTTGATCGACGGCAGCGAACGCCCAGTTTCGTAATAGGTGATCGTGAGACGTCCGACTTTCAACTTGTCCGCCACTTGCTGTTGCGTCAATTTTAAATTCTGGCGCAAGCGTCTCAATTCGTTGGCAAATTCTTTTTCCATGTTGGCAATATACAACATTGCAAAACCAAACGCAAGTAAAAAATCGCTTGCTTTTGTCTGGGAAATTTTGTATTTTGCAAGCAGAAAGTTTATAGCAGAGCCTTGCCAACTCTGTTGTTGAAAACCTAAGCCTACAAATCACTAAACCCGTTTTGAAGTTCGTACTCGGCATTGTCAGTCCATTTGTAGGCTTATGGTGGCTTGGCAAAGCCGCAATGCCGAGTATGAAATTTAAGATGGGTTTTTTATTTTATGAATAATATTATCGGAAAAAAATTTCATCATTTAACAGTTATTGAATTTGACCGTATAGAAAAAAGAAACAATATTACCCAATACTTCTACAAATGCAAATGTGATTGTGGAATTCTGAAATCTATTAGAAAAGATAAAATAGGTGTTACAAAATCATGCGGACATCTTAAAAGTACCAGAGATCAAGCTGGATCAAAAAATCCATGTTGGAAAGGCGGAATAAGCAAAGATATATCACGATATAGAAAATCAAGAAGAATAAAATATATCGAAAAAGTAAGAGCAAATGGAATAATAAATAGTGCTATACGAAGAGGAAGTTTAAAGCGGCAAAATTGTGAAGTATGTAATACATCAGATGATATTCATGCTCACCATGATGATTATTCTAAACCTCACGAAGTTAGATGGCTTTGCAGAAAGCATCATAGAGAATTTCATGAAAGTTTAAAATCAGATTCTAACCCATACGGAGCAATAAAATAAAGGTCGTGCTTGGTATACTTGGTTTCTCTCCGACGGGTGTATCAAGTAAAATGGCGTGGCAGCCAGCCAAGCGCGAGCGGAATCTTAGAGGGTTTTTTATTTCATGCTACATGAATTTCTGTAAAGCTGCCAAATCCCTAACGGGATTCATGGAGCTTCTTGATAGCCTACGGGCGTCGAGCCTACAACCAAACCGGATGATTGGACTTTCCGGTTGAAACATACTTGCGCAACAAATGTTTTAAATAATAAAATTGCAGTAAATAAAATTCAAACGCCAACGGAGAAATGAAAACAGTCGAGAGAAATGAAATGCGCCCCTACGTGAAAGAACGAAGGGAAGTCAATAGAGACTTTCTGCGGCATGTGTCAACGGGTAGATCGAGTGCCGTCCGAGTTCGAGTAGCCGCACGACGCGACGCCTGGCTCCATACACGGCTTGTCGTTAGTGTGCTCAGGATGGTTGAGATTTCCAAACAATCGGATTTTCTCAACCACCTGGGCGCACTCCGCTCTGCCTTCACCACCACGGCTTGTATAGAACGCAACCAACTCACAACTGATTGAGTTACATCATGCAACAGGAAAAGACTTGAACACAACTAACTTGAAAAGAGATCACATGGCTGACAATGAATTACAACAAAAAGTAAAACCATATCTCAACCAACTATTGGAGTATGACAAGCAGATCGCTGAAATCAATATTTCTCGCCAGGCGGTTATCAATAACCTGCTCGACTTGGTTTGTCCGTTCAAAGTCGGTGACGTGACCGTATGCGTCGGCATGACTCATGCCGGAAAAATAATGCGGGTTGACGAACTCAAAATGAAACAAAATCAAAAAGGGAATTATTACTGGCAAGTGTCGGGTACGATCTTAAAGAAAGACGGAACCGATACCGAGCGCGTTGCTGATTTTACAGAAATGGATTATAATTTCGAGAAAGAATTTAGAGAGAAAGTACGACCTGATTTTCCCCAACGTTCTTGTTTGTCTGCATCATCATGAATGCAGAAGGCACAATCTTCGCAGTCAGTGAAGACGAGATTTTTTTTATTTTTCGTGTCATATTGCTAAACAATTTGAAAGTTTTCTTCGTATGAATTTTCACTCAACCAAGATGCTGCGATTTCGCAACATGGCTCGTCAGTGAATTTTTCCCCTTGCTTATTCGGCTTTGTCTGGTCGTAATCTAATCCAGTGCAGAGCCAAACTGCTCTTGTGTTGCACCCGCAGTTGCATAACAACCATCCAAACTTGTCATAATTTCGCATCATAAAATTTGCGCAATTTATTCGCCGCGTTCCGCAATGCTGTCAACGTTATATTATCACGCGCCGCCGGATGCGGCGCATAAAAAATCGGAATCGACAACTCAAGACTTCTCACCGCATCCCCCGCAATCTTGCCGAAGCAGATAATCACCTCGGGCGAATGAGCCGCGATTGCACTTCTGATATGCTCAATATCCGCCTTAAACACGCCACTCGAATGACCGGCAATCTCGTGGCTCGCCTCTTCCCAAATGATTCGGTTGCACAGGTCGCTGCCGAATGTTTCAAGCAATCTTTTGCCAGTCAAGCAACCAGCGAACAACAGGCGCTTGATCAAATCATTCCGCCCATCCGGATGCCGCGCAAACATGGCGCGAACGGCGTCGGGATTGCGAAACCATTGGTTTTGGAGGAAGGCGAGGATTGTCACTTTTTTGCCATTTTAGCGCTTTACAATTTTCCACGACAGAGTATCGTATCTATCTGCTTCATACAATCCGGGTTGAAACGAGCCGGTTGCCAAAATTATTTGCAGTGCCGTTTCCATCTCCTTATGCAGCAGTAGACATTTCTCTTCCTGCTCTTTGCTAATGTGCTTTTCATCGTTTGCATCAATGAAAAGCTCCATCCCTGTTATTTCAGCAATATCTTCAAGAATACTACTATTGCCATAAGGTCTTTTTTGATCAACAGCAGGAGCACCTAAATAAGCATTCTTCTGCCAATAAATACAAGTTCGACGCGCTAATTTCAGATGTTCGTTAGTCAACTGGAATAATCTTTTCATTACCTCACCTCAACTTTTTCAGCGGCAGACATTCTAAACGTCTGCCAGTAATTTTCAGAATCCACGAAGCGCAAATATTCCACGTTCTCGCGGCCAATTATGCTGGATGGATTTTCTATGCGCATGGGCTTGTCAAAGGCGGCGCCGAAAAAAATAACTGCCTTGCCGCCATCGCGCACAACATCCACCACGGCTTGCCACAACGCTTTCGCCGCATCTTCATAAGCGCCGAATTTATCAAGCGTGTCTCTATTGAAAAGCCCCGAATCGTCATTTGCCAAATTAAACTCCGATTTGGCGCGTTTGAGACTGGCGAGGAGCTGATTAATATTTTTCATTCGGCAATTCTGGTTAACCTACTTCACCGCCATCCCGCGGCCATCCAGGATTCCTCCCAATTGTCACCGATTGGTATGCGGTGTTTTTTCAAAATTGCTTCTACCTCGCATGTATGCGTCATAAAGTCATCGTCGTCATATTCAACGAAGACATTTACGAGAATCTCTTCATCATACAGATGAACCTTCGCCGTTGTTTTTTCAACAAGGCTGTTTATCTCATCAGCCGCGTTTATCGCACGTCTTTTTTTACTTTTGTAATTTCTCATTTTAGTTTCTCCGAAATGAATTTTTTAGAGTGCTGGCCGGCTATGCTGACCGGCCAGATTTTTTAACTTCCGCGCAATCACTCTGGACGAGGGGCGATAAATGGTGACTCTACTTCCTGACGGAATCCTTTTCCCCTCATCGAATATATCTTTCCCGTACGCTCGCCATCGTACACGCTGAGATTCCGGTGGCCCAGCCGAAGCCGGGCCGACCGGAGAAAAATTTATTTCAATTCGCCCGACACCGTATGGCTCGCCGGGCATAGGAAATTTCAGTCGGCGACATTATGTAAAATAACATCTCGTTGTTTTCAGCACCAGGATGCTGGAAACAAAATACTTCATTTCCCTGTACCTGGACACCCCAACCCCCGCCTGAGCTTTCAATCAGATTCAACGCGCATGTCAGCGCGTTTTCATATATCCCCACCTCTGCGCATCCGTTTTTTTTGGATTGCAGGATGTTTTTCTCGATTTTGCGACAGTCTTCATCGCTCCACGGTGATACAAATAATCCTGCATTGTTTCGGTGATAAAAAAAATTTCCCCCGATTTTCTGGCATGCGGTGACAAATGTCACCGTTGCCGAAATTGACACGGCGGTGTCTTCCTCCCCGCTAAAAAATTTATAATTCAGCATGATTTTTTTCTCCGTTTAAATTCGCGCGATCACCGGCTCGCGCGGGCCGTGAATCTTGCCGCAGCCGCCCGGCTCGCGCCGGGCTTTCCAACATGGCGCTTGATTTTGTCTTGCACCATCTTCAAAGTTTTCATTCCCACCGAGTACCCATTCACACCGTCAAGAAAATAGCACAATTCTTGATAGCGTGAATTTAGAGCACGGGTATGGTTCTTTGCTTGCGTCTCGAAACCGAGCCATTCCGCGAATTGTGCTTTGGTGAGCAGCAGTTCGCGGCGGATAGCTTCGAGAGTTTTGGTGTTGAGTTTCATAAATTCGATTCAAGCCGCGTCGGGGCGAAAGGCGCGGCAATACTTAAGGTTATACTTCTAAGTCAGGATAAGCATAAACTTCATTGCTTTCTCGATCAATAGCGATTTTCTCATCAATGCTGACGAAGCTTGGTGCGCTTTCATGCAGAAAGTCAAGATAATCATTAACGGTATCAGCATCATATTTTTCGAGAAGTTGCGCACGAAAAACTTTTTTCGCTTGTTCTGGGACTTCGTTGTAGCAACAATCAAGTGACTCGAACAGCACGCCGAACGCGCCTTCTATTGCAGCGCGCTTGATTTCAATTGACCGCGACTCCCACGGCGTAACATTCGAGCCGTGTTTGGCCGCAACGTGCGACCACAAATTTCTGTGATGGATTCCCGCAACACGCGCGGCGGCGCGGTAGGACAATCCGAAAACAAGCACGAGGGCTTGTTGCTGAGCTATGGCTCCGGCTTGTGCTTTCATGTTGACTCTTTCATGTTTGGTTAGTTACTCATCGTTTACTGTACTATCAATATAAGAAAAGTATAAGAAAAAGTCAAGCTTTTTTTGTAATTTTGTTATATTTATAAACCATTGTTTTCTATATAAAATGCTATACAATTTTTATACTATTTTTAGAAATTTTTACACGATATAGTGAAAAGTGATAAAAATCATATCACTTTACTTCTCAGGGCACGCGCCATTACCGCAGCAACGTTATGCCCTGACCGCTCCCATCGAGCGGAGGTCGATTCAAAATGTTTATCGCGGCGTTGTGATCGCGATGAATTTTAGTTCCATCTGGCAACGTGTGCCAACGCTCGGAGAGTTTTTTCTTTTTTATTATTCCCGATTCGCTGCATTCGTTGCTGGTATTTCTTGTATTTTTAAAAACAACCACGCGACCAGCTTCTTCCGCTTTGAAGCGTGTGATCTCTTGAAATTGACTCCAAGCCGCGTCCGAGATCGAAAACGCGAGTCTGGAGTTGCGAACCATGTTGCGGATATTCAACTGCTCGAAATGAATCACATCGAATCTTCTGACAAGCATCGAAGCAACCTGAAAATGGAAATATCTTCGTTGCCTTTTGATTTTCAGGTGAATCTTTGCCACGCGAATAACTTGCTTATTTCGGCGATTGCTACCTTTCTTCGCGCGTGCAAGTTTGCGTTGTGCTCGGCGAAGTTTGGCTTTCATCTTTTTTGCATGGCGCGGATTGTCAATATGCTCGCCAGTGGAAAGTGTAGCAAAAAATTCCAGACCAACATCTATACCGACTTCCGCGCCGGTCTTTGGCAACGGCTTTTCAGGCACTTTATCGCAAGATATGATCACGTACCATTGATCAACCTCACGCTTGATCGTCGCGGTTTTCGGAACGCCTTCAATCGATCTTTCAAAAATTGTTTTGACTTCGCCAAATCTCGGAAGGCGAATGTAATTTGCGCCAATCGCAAATCCTCCACGAATATCATGAATGCAAAACGAATCGTAACGCGATTTGCTTTTGAAGCGTGGGAAGCCGGACTTGCCTTTCTTGGTTTTGACGCGACGGAAAAAATTTTGATACGCCTTGTCAATGCGGTCAAGAACATCTTCCAAGACGGCACGCGGAAATTTTTTCAACTCAGGAATGGCTTTGCGCAATTCCGGCAGTTCGTTTATCTGATCAAACTTCGTGAGCGTTTTGCGTTGCAGATTGTAGGCTTCGATTCGTTCCTGCAAGGCGGCATTGTAGACTTGCCGAGAAAGATCAAGCGTTTTTTTAAAAATTTGAATTTGTGTTTTGTTCGGCTTGAGCCGGAACTTGAAGCTTTTGTGCATGAAATAAAAAACCCTTATGGTTTGTCCCCACGTTTCACCGTTGGGTAAATTGTGGAACCATAAGGGCAAAACGGTAAAACATGGGGACAAAAATAAAATATGAAACTTTCATCGTAAAAGCAAACACTTTAATCAAATTATTGCACTATGATGAAAAAATACTTGTATTTGAGTAGTATTATTTGTATATTTCCAGCATGGCACGTACAACCAACAGAGGCCGCCGCGCCCGCGCCGAGCGGGTGTTCATCGGCGGCAAGATACATCCCGACACGGAAGAAGAAAAAAAACGTCTCGAACGCATGGCGGCGGTCGTGGAGGATTGCATAACCGCGAACGGCTTCGGTTTTTTCTTTCATCCCATGCGAGACATGCGGGTGTGGGGCGGCCATCGCCCGCCAGCGGACAAAGTCATTATCGAAGGCAAGAAATTGAACGCGATGATGGAATCGTTCCCGAAACGGATTTCGCGCGACATCGCGCGCAAACGTTTCTTCACAAATGAGGAAACGTTGGTGCGCGACTTGGTTCTCGCCAGAAAAATTCATGACAATTTGCGGGAGGCGCTCGGCGGCATTTTTCTGCTCACTGAGGAAAGTTTCGGCTGCGGATTCGAAATCGGTATATTGCGCACTGCCGCCATTCCGGTGCTCGCGCTCTCGGATGTTGAGAAACATCTTTTGCCGAGCATCCTTCTTGGCGACCCCAGCGAAGCGATCGAAACGAAACTTTTCAAAAGCCACGAAGAGTTGCGTGGACACGTTGATTCGTTTCTGAACGGATTGCGCGGCAAGATAACAGAAAACACGACGGTGAGAATACCGCGCTATCTTCGCAGTCAGATCGAGACATACGCTGTAGAGCATTCCAG